AGCAAATTTGAATATACTATGTTAAAAGGTACAGAAAGTGTAACTCAAACTAATTACGAAGAATATGACGAGAAGCCTAACAACAGCGATAAAGAACGCATTAGCGACAAATGATATTAGACCCGTTCATCTTATCACTATTGGGTTCAGTACTCCTGTTAATATTACTGATTGTTCCTTTTCGCTAACATCATCAGTTTCAGGCTCATCAGTTATTTATAATTCATCTGATTTTATTATGGGTATATCTGAATTTTCAGAACAAACTGATATATCAAAAACAAGTTTAAAACTTACTTTATCTGGTGCTGACCAAACATTTATAGCAACAGTATTAAATGAAAATGTAACTAATGATGAAGTTACTATTTATAGAGGATTATTAAATAGTTCTAATACTCTTATTGCTGACCCTATAGTTTTATATAAAGGTAATATTGAAAATTTTTCTGTTCAAGAATCTGACACTTCAAGTAATGTAGTATTATCTATTGTATCTCAATGGGCTGATTTTGATAAAAAGAATGGTCGTAAAACTAACAATACATCACAACAAAGATTTTTTAGTACAGATGTTGGAATGGATTTTTCATCTGAAACTATTAGAGATATTAAATGGGGTAAAGCATAATGCAAAGTGTAGTTAATTTTTATAAGCAATTTAATAAATATAAGAATCATAATGTTATTGAATTATCGCATCATATAGAGCCATCAATACAAGCTAATCAATACAAAGTATTTAGAGATGATAAAGGTATATTTGGTTTTGTTAATTGGGCTTTTTTAAATGAAGAAAACGAACAGAATTATAAATCAAATGCAAAAATAAATAAAGATCAATGGCAAAGTGGAGATAGATTATGGTTACACGATATTTTAATTTTAAGAAATGCAAGAATAGTTATGTCATGGGTTTATAATCATTTCAAAAATTTTCTAAAAACTAATCAATGTATTAATTGGTTAAGATTAGATGATAACAATAATATTTACAGAGTATCTAGTAAATATAAAAGGGAGTTTCATAAGTAATGGGTGGTGCAGTACAAAATATAGTTAGAACGGCTGTAAGAGCCACACCTACAATTATTAGATTGATGGGTGGTAATCCATTAATTGCTTTAGCCACAACTTTAGCAATTTCATGGGCATTAAGACCTAAACAACCTGATATAGAAGATTTTGGTACAACACAATTTGATGATTTTGAAAGAGGTATTTTATTAAACAAACAATCTAATGATGCAAGTATTCCTGTAATTTATGGAGAAAGATTAATTGGTGGAACTAGAGTATTTGTAGAATCTTCAGGAACAGATAATCAGTATCTATATGTCGCTTTAGTATTATCAGAGGGAGAAATAAATTCTATTGAACAAATATTAATTGATGAAAAACCTGTTACATTTGCTAGTAGTTTTTCAGATGGTGTAGCAGTTGATGTAGATAGTTCAGATAGCAATTATTATAAAAATGGAGAAAGTTTAATTAGAGTAGAGCCTCATTTTGGAACAGATGGTCAATCAGCATCAACATTATTATCAACATTATCTAGTTGGGGAAGTAATCATAAATTAAGTGGATTGTGTTATCTTGCACTTAGATTTAAATTTAATCAAGATGCTTTTGGTGGACTACCTACAATACAAGCAAAAATAAAAGGTAAAAAAGTTAAAACTTATAACGCAAGTTTAGTAGAACAAACTGCAAGTTATTCAACTAATCCAGCTTGGTGTATTTTAGATTATTTAACAAATACAAGATATGGAAAAGGTTTATCTGTAAATGAAATAGATTTACAAAGTTTTTATGATGCTTCACAAGTTTGCGAAACACAAGTAACACCATATTCAGGTGCAAGTAATATTAATATATTCGATTGTAATTCAGCAATAGATACTTCAAGAACTATTATAGATAATTTAAGAGATATGATTAAAGGCTGTAGAGGTTATATTCCATTCTCACAAGGTAAATACAGTTTAGTTATTGAAACAACAGGAACAGCAACAGTATCATTAACCGAAGATGATATTATAGGTGGTTATACTTTAGCTATTCCACAAAAGAACGAAAGATATAATAGAGTTATTTGTTCGTTTATTAATCCTGATAGAAATTATCAAGTTGATGAAGTTCAGTTTCCACCAATTAATGATTCAGGACTTCCAAGTGCAGATCAACACGCAACAATGAAAACTGCTGATGGTGGTTTTCTATTAGAAGGTAGATTTCAATTTCCAACATTAACAAGCCAATATCAAGCTGAGGAAATGGCAGAAGTTATTTTAAGAAGATCAAGAGAGGCTTTAGGATTATCTTTAAATGTAGCTTTTAAAGGTTATGAATTAAATATTGGAGATATAGTTAATATTACACATTCATCATTAGGTTTTTCTGCTAAACCATTTAGAGTTTTAGGAATTACTTTTAACAATGATTATACAGTTGGATTAAGTTTAGTAGAACACCAAGATAGTCATTATACTTGGGCAACAAAAACACAAGCTAGTACAATTCCAACTACAACACTTCCTAATCCATTTACTGTTCAACCACCAGCAAGTGTAACTTTATCTGATAGTTTAGTTGAATATAATGATGGAACTGTAATTGTAGCATTAGATGTAACTATAGGTGCTTCTCCTGATAGCTTTGTTGATTATTACCAAGTTGAATACAAATTAAGTACAGATTCTAATTATATTATCTATGCACAAGGCTCAGGATTAAATCACAGAGTATTAAATGTAATTGACCAAAAAACTTATGATGTAAGAGTTAAAGCTGTCAATGTTTCACAAGTTTCATCAACTTATGTAACTGCACAAAGACAAATTGTAGGGGCTATCGCACCACCCTCAGATGTGCAAGACTTCTCATGTAATATTGTTGGTCAAGAAGCTCATTTAAGTTGGTCGGCTGTAACAGATTTAGACCTTGCATATTATCAAATTCGTTTTGCAAAAGAAACTGATGGAACAGCAGACTGGCAAAACTCAGTTAATTTAGTATCTAAAGTATCTCGCCCAGCCACAAGTATTTCTGTACCAGCTAGGGCTGGAACTTATCTTATCAAGGCTGTAGATAAACTTGGTAACTTTAGTTCAAATGCAACAAGAATTGTTTCTAATGTATCTGATGTTATTAATCACAATGCTGTAGCAACACAATCAGAACACCCTAGTTTTTCTGGTACATTTACAAATACATTATTAACAGATGGTGCAATAGAATTAGATTCTTCAGAACTTTTTGATTCTGCTCAAGGAAATTTTGATGATGAAACAACAAGATTATTTGATTCTGGTGTTAGTAATGCTGATTTTTATTCTTCTGGTAATTATCAATTTGCAAATACAATAGATATATCTGCAAAACATACAGTTAGAATTACAGCATCATTAACTCAAACATCTGATAACCCTGATGATCTTTTTGATAATAAAGCTGGATTGTTTGATGATGCAAAATCTAACTTTGATGGCGATACACCAGCAAACTGTGATGCTCATTTAGAAATAGCAACTTCTGATGATAATGTAACATTTACTAATTTTCAAAATTTTGTAATAGGAAATTATACTGCAAGATATTTTAAATTTAGAGTTGTTTTAACTTCTAAAGATCAAGCATCAACTCCAAGAGTTTCTGAAGTTACAGTAACAATAGATATGCCTGATAGAATATTTAGTGGAAATGATTTAATATCAGGTGTTGGAACTTACACAGTAACATTTACAAATCCATTCAAATCTGTTAATTATGCCGTAGGTATTACTGGCGAAGACATGGCTACTGGAGATTTCTTCACAGTATCAAACAAAACTATTAATGGTTTTGATGTTTTGTTTAAAAATTCAAGTGGAACAAATATATCAAGACAATTTGATTATATTGCAAAAGGATTTTAAAAGGAGTATAAGAACGATATGGCTCAACACGATTACAACATAGCAAACCAATCTTTTCCAGCAACCAGAACAGATATTAATAATGTTCTATCAGCTATTAATACATCTAATTCAGGTACATCAAGACCTACTTCAGCAGTAGCTGGAACGATTTGGCTAGATACCACTTCAGCAACTACACCTACTTTAAAATACTATGATGGTGCAGATGATATTTCTTTAGCAACTTTAGATCATTCATCTAACACAGTTAATTGGCTAGATAGTACAGTTTCAATAACTGGACTATCAACAAGTGCAACAGGAACAGTTTTAACTTTAACTGATACATCTTTAAATTCTACAGTTGATATTCAATTACCTGATACAAAAGCAATAGAAGATGATTCAGGAAATGAATATATTAAATTTTCAAAAACAGCATCAGCAGTAAATGAATTAACTGTAACTAATCAAGCAACAGGAAACAATCCAATTTTATCTGCAACAGGAGATGATACAAATATTGGAATAGATTTAACTACAAAAGGTACAGGATTAATTAAATTTAACGATTTAGCTTATTACCCAGAAGCTAGTATTACATCTACATCAAATGCAGTAGCTTGGGATTCACAAGCACAACCAAACGCAAAACATACTACAACAGAAAACACAACTTTCTCAGCACCAAGTAATGCAACAACAGGTTCATTTATAAGTTTAAATATTCAATATGGTGGTTCACACACAATCGCTTTTAATACAGTTTTTGAATTTGCTGGAAGTACAGCACCAACTTTTACATCTGTCTCAGGTCAATCAGATCATTTAGTTTTTAGATACAATGGTACAGTTTGGCAAGAGATGGGTAGAACTTTAAATATGTCAGCAACATAAGGATAAACAATGTACGCAGTAGTCGAAAATAATAACATAACTCAATTTATAAATTACCCTAAATCTATTGTTATAGCAGATGTAAGATACCCAGCTAAAATATTTACAATGTGGTCTCAAGCTGAAAAAGAAGCTATTGGTATTTATGAAATTATAACTGATTCAACTAATTACAAAGACCCAGCATATTACAATAACACTAACGAACAATATACTTTTGCAAATGGTCAAGTTACTAAATCTTGGGGAACTGCAACTGCTAAAAGATTAGAAGATGAAAACGCAGTAGATGAAGATGGAAATAATATTTTACAAGATGGAGTTCAAGTTATTAACTATGGTTTAAAAACAGAAAAGAAAAGAATAGTTAAACAACAAGCAAGTGGATTATTAGCACCTACTGATTGGTATGTAGTTAAATCAACTGAAGTCGCTGATTATGATATTCCAGCAAACATATTATCTTTTAGAGCAGATGTTAGAACTAAATCTAATGAAATGGAAACTATGATTAATAACTGCACAACAGTTGATGAACTAAAAGCATTAT